AAGCGCGCCGATAACAGCGACCGCGGCGTCCTGATCACCCTCGAGGCGGCTCGCCGCATCGGGCGGGCTGTGCAGTCCTACGAACACGGGCGGCGGAATCAGCCTGGGATCAAGCTGCGGACGGCGTGGGGCGACGGAGAAGCGGACGATCAGATTAGGCTAGGTCGCGTTTCCTCCAGCTGGGCAAAAGGGAATACGGCAACTGTCGAAGAGCTCGACGAAGACGGAAACCCGCTCAGCCCGTCCGTGACGTTCCAGGCGAAAAACTGGTTTATCAACCTCACGGTCGGAGCCGGCTACCGGAAAGTCGCCTGCGCGCTATCTCGTGGCGTGTGGATCCTCATCGCGGCGGAGTGCTGACGGATGCTCGGGTCCGACTGCTCGTGTTGCGACCAGCCAGCGTGCTATCCGTGCGGTGTCGACGGCGAGATGCCGGCGACCGTCACGGTGGAGCTCCACAACATCGAGGTCCGGAGCGATGACCTGATCGCGATCACCGTCGAGGCCTGTTTCGGGTCCGGCGCGAGCCTGCGGGCCACGGACCCACACGGAGCCGCCGCGAACGCCGGGCCGCTCTCTACTGTCGTCATTGACGAAGGCGGCAGCGGGTACGCGGCGCTCGGCAGAATCGAGCCCCCAGTCGAGGCGTCCTCGTCGCCTGGCAGCGGAGCGACGTTCGCCGTCACACTGTCGGCCGAGACCGACGAGTGCGGCCGTGATTACTGGGCCGTGTCATCCGTAACGGCGACCGGCGGGTCCGGCTATGAAGACGGCCAGGCCGTGTCGTTCGCGATCACGCCAGACGAGGAGGCAGAGCCTGGCGTCTACACCGACGTGGTGGCTGACGCGGCAGTGGCCGTGCTGCGGACCGAGATCACGGAGCCGACGCTCGTCGCGACAGCCCCGGTCGGGAACGACGCGGAGTTCTCGATCGCATATACCAAAATCTCCACTTCACCGGAACGGTACGAGGTGTCGGCCATCACGGTTGTCGATGGCGGGACCGCATACGATGACGGATCGCCGCTGGACTTTTCCCTTTACAGCGACGGCAATCTCGGGACCGCTCCGGTCGCCTACGCGATCACCGGACACACGGAGCCGACGCTTGCGGTTTCGAACATCATTTCGACGAGCGGCGCAGATGCCGATCTGTCGGTGACGATGTCGGCCAATGAGTGGTCGTCGCCATCGACCTGGGGCGTGTCGGCGATCGGCATCAACGATGGCGGCAGCGGCTACGAAGTCGGCGACGAGATTGTTCTCTCCGTGACAGACGGCCAGATCGCCCCGGATGGGACGCTGTACGGCTCCACTGCCGCAAACACCGCGGGGGCCGTGGTGGATGCCGTTGACGGCTCCGGGGCGATTACGGCTGTCTCAATCTGGAACGCCGGCCAATACTTCAAGAGCGACGGGATTATCGCCAGCGTCTGGATCGAGTACCACGGCTATTTGTGGCGAGATACGGGCGAGCCGACCGCGGTCGAGATCTCCCACGGCGGCGTTTACTATCGCGAGGACACGACGGCCGAGCCATATGTAGCGACGCCCACGATCACGGTCGCGCAAACCGCCGGCGGCGGGATTGTGGACTATGACCCGGAGGGGGCGTCGGGGGCCGAGCTCGAGGCCGAGGTCGACGACGACCCGCAGAGCCCGACGTTCGGCCAGATCGTCGGGGTAAACGTGACGACCGGTGGAGACGGCTATCTCGCGTGGGGTTTCGAGGACGGCCCGCTCCGCTGGTTCAGCGGAAAGACATTCGTGTTGGAGCCGGACGAGTCGCAGCCGTGCCGCTACATCAAGTCATGCGACGGCTGCAAAAACTGGAGCCTCTACATCGAGTACAGACCAGGGCTGGCAACCACGCTCCTCACCGACGACGAGTACCCGAGCATCGTCCTGATGTCGAGCGCCCCCAGTCGATACGACGAAGTAAATACAGGATGCCTGAAGTCCACGAGACTCCGTGGCGATAAGCCGGTTTATTACTGCGAAACACTCAAGGCGCAGGACGGCACGGATGTTTCTTACACGGTGACACAGGCCGAAAACCCGATTGCCGGCCCACAGCTGCTCGTCGACGGCGCCTACGCTGTCGTCACCCCAGGCGGAGATGTCGGCGACAGCGACGATCTAGCCTGTGTTGAGATCACACAGGAGCAGATGAACGCCCTCACGATTTCTGTGGACTTTGCCGGCCGGACCGTAACGTTCCCGCTTGAAGACGCGCCGGCTCTGTGGGGTGTGTGCGACGAGGAAAACGCTGGAGAGTTTGGCGGCGTCAGGGATGAGGCTCCGTGCCTCGACGCGACGAGAACTTGCATTGCGTGGTATCAGTCGTGCGATTTTGTTCTAGGCAACCGTCGATATTCGTGGATCGTGAATGTAACTCTCCGGACGCCAAGCGTCGGAACGCCAAACTGTCAGCCGAAGCTCTCGTTATATGTCGTGGCGGCTTACAACGAACACGACGCGACTGGCGCTCACGTTGCCGGATCGCCGCAGGTCGTCGACAACGCGGCAACTGAAATAAACGGCTATTTGGTCGACATCAAGAGCGGGTCGCCTGCCGGCTCTTTTACCGTCGGCTCCGCTACCATCACCATCGCCGGCCCGCCGTGATCCGCCTCCACGCCAACCAATACGCCGCGCTGTGCGCTCACCGCCAAGCGGACCACGCGGCGGCGCTGGCCGCCGTCGCGGGCCGCGATGGGAACTGGCTCCAGGTCGATGAGACACACCCGGCCTACCCGCGGGCCAGGCCGGGCCTGGGCGACATCGTGGCCGCCGGCCTGTCCGCCGTGGGCGTGACGCCGGAGCGTGTGTCGGCCGCCCTGGGCGTGAAGGACTGCGGCTGTAAGAAGCGGCAAGCCGCCCTGAACCGCCTCGGGGCCAGGCTCGGCCTCCCGCCTGGCCGGGCTGGTTGATCCGCGTCCCCCTGCTGGTAGCGTCAACGTCTCACCCGCCAGGAGGCAAGGATGCCAACGCGCGACCCGATCACGGACATGGCTCGGCGGCTGGCCGAGAAGTTCCCGGACGCCCCGTCGCGGACGCTGGCCCGCCGGCTCGTGGCCGAGACGCAGGGCGCGATCACGCTCGAGCAGGCCAGGAAGCGGATCGCCCGCCAGTTCGGCGTCCAGGGCGCCTACGCGCGGAAGGTGGTAAAGCCGGCCGCCCCGCGGCCGAAACGCAAGGCGGGCCAGGTCTACGCGATGCCGCCGTCAATCGCGGAGCCGTGGACGCCGTATCGCATGAACGTGACCGGGGCCGTCGGGATCCTGTCCGACGTGCATATCCCCTACCACTCAGAGGTAGCCGTCCGGGCGGCCGTCGAACACCTGAAGGGCCTCGACCTGGCGGGCCTCGTGCTGAACGGCGACATCGCCGACTTCTACTCGCTGAGTCGGTACATGAAGGACCCGAAACAGCGGGACTTTAAGTCCGAGCTCGAGGCCGTCCGCGACTTCGTGGCGTGGATCCGCAGCGAGTTTCCAACGATCCCGATCGTTTACAAGCTGGGAAACCATGAAGAGCGGTTCGTTCATTGGCTCTGGCAGCACGCGCCGGAGATCTCTGACCAGCCGGTGATGTCGCTCGGGGCCTGGCTCCGCCTCGACGACCACGACATCGCCCTCGTCGAGGATCAGCGTCCCGTGATGCTGGGGAAGCTCCCGGTGTTCCACGGCCACGAGCTGCGAAACGGGATCACCGCGCCGGTGAATCCGGCCCGCGGCCTGTGGATGCGGCTGAAGGCGACGGGCCTGGCCGGCCACCAGCACCGCACGAGCAACCACTCCGAGAGCGACTGGAACCGTCGCGAGACGGCGACCTGGTCCACCGGCTGCCTGTGCGACCTGACGCCGGAGTACAGCCGCGTAAATGGCTGGAACTGGGGCTGTGCCGTCGTCACTGTCCACAAGGGCGGCGCGTTCGACGTGCAAAATCTCCGCATCATGGCCGACGGGACCGTCCGCACATCATGAGCGGCGACCACCACTTCTCGATCCGAGGCCGCCGCGTCCTGTGGCGATACGCGCGGCTGCGCGGGAGGGCCGCCGGCTGGTCGATCACGCCCGACGAGAAGCGGCCGGACCTGGAGCGGAAGGTCTTAATAGACGCCAGACTCCGGGGCCGGGCTCGCCTCGAGACGGAGATCCACGAGGGAATCCATCAGCTCCTCCCGGACCTGTGCGAGGAGACGGTCGAGGCCGCCGGCCGCGACCTGGCCCGGATCCTGTGGGCCTTGGGGTATCGCCTCCAGTGACGCGTCCCGCCGTATGGCTGACCGACGAGCAGCTCGCCAAGGCCGAGCGCGAGGCCCGCCGATTCTCGGGGGCGTGGACTGGGACCAGCGGGAGCCTAGCCTCGTGGATCATCTATCTCGTCGGCATGGTCCGACACTTCCAGGAGCAATCATCCGTGACCGATGACACGCCGTCCGCAGCCGAAGAGCTGCTCGCCGAGGCCACTCGCACGATCAAGCAACGCCGCGGAACCTACGGCCCGCCTCGCGAACACTTCGCCAGGACGGTCGCGGCGGTCAACGCGATCTTCTCGCAGAAGCTACGCGAGCCGCTCACCGAGGCCGACTGGGCTCAGATCATGATCCTCGACAAGCTGGCCCGCCATCAGGGGACATCGAGGTCCGCGGACACGCCTGTCGACCTCGCCGGGTATGCCGCGTGTCTCGCGGAGTGTGAGTCCTGACGGCTGCGCGGGTCGCGCCGCATAGGATTCGCCCGGTCGCGCAATCCGGGGGCACCACACGTCATCCGGCCGCGGCTGGCGGTTCGTCGTGTGGCCGGAACACCCGCGGCATCGCCTGCCAGGCCTTTGGCCGGCGAGCGTCGACCACTCGCGGGTCGAGGTAACTCCGTCGCGTGATCCGATCGGACGAGTGGCCCAGGAATGCCGTCGCGTCGAGGCCGGCGGCCGCCAGGTGCGATGCGGTCGACCGACGCAGGGCGTGAAATTGAACCTCCCGGCCCTCGCCCAGGCCGGCCCGCTTCGTGATCGTCTTCCAGCGTTTCCGGAGGGCAGTGTCTGAGGCGACCCACCAGAAGACGGTCGGCCCCGTATGGGCCACCACTTGATCCACCAGGTCGCAGGCCTCTGGGGAGAGTTCGTAGACCCGCTCCTGCCGGCGGCCCTTCCTGACGCCCGCTGGGACCGTCAGCGTGGGCCGGTTCCAACAATGCCGCGGCGTCGACAGGATTGCGTTGATCCGTTCGCCCGTTTCTAAGCCGACGGCCACCAAGGCGGGAAACCAGATGCGGGCTGGGACCGGCCCGATCCAGCCGGTCGCCATCCGGGCGGCCTCGGCCAGGCGGACGAGCTCGTCGGCGGTGAAGGCCCGCGGCACCCGCTCGGGGACCAGCTCGGGGGCGACGGCAGGCCGCAGGCGGACGAGGCCCCTGGCCTGGGCGAAGTTCCACAGGGCCAGGAGGCCGGACCGCTCGCGGGCGACGGAGTTCGGGGACAGTTTCGCCCCGCGGGCGGTCAACCACTGGGAGACCTTCAGGTCCTCGAGGTCGTCGAGCAGGGCCGGTCGGCCGAGCCACCGGCTGAATTGGGTGATCGCGTGTCGCAAGAGGCGGACACTTTCGGGCGAGCGTCCGCGGAGGCGGAGCGGGACGTAGATGTCGGCGAGGAAGGCGTCGAGGGTCATGGCGTGGTCCTCCGGTTAGGGAATACATCACGCCTCCATGCGGTGCTGTCCCTTCCTTGGCCGGGTTCAGGTTATTCCGGCTTTTCCGGTTGGCCGCCGGCACCCTTGGTCGCGACGTTGGATCCTGCCCCCGCCACTGCCAAA